ATTTCCAACAACTGTTTTGCAGCCATCGGGATCTTCATATGTTCCGACAACTACAACGGGTAAAGATGTTTTAACATTCATATCATTTGATTCGGCAAGCTTATATTTAGTAAGTGTTAAAAACTTAATATAATATGTTTATTCCATTTGGATTTGTGCAAAATTTTCGGGCTAATATAATTGCAAATGTTTCAACGGCCTTATATACATTTTCATCATTTACATTTACTACAGCTGGTGTAATTGGTAGAACCGGCCCAACTCAATCTCAATTATTAACAGCTTATACGGGATCTGCCTCATGGGCAGCATCATCATCATTTTTTAATTCATCGGGTGGTGTACAATATTGGACTGTTCCAGAAACAGCAACTTATAGAATTAGAGCAGCCGGTGCACAAGGATCTAATCCAGGATCAGCAAATAATGGTGGACCCGGTGCAATAATGCAAGCTGATTTCACATTAACACAGGGTACAAAATACGCCTTAGTAGTTGGACAAACCGCAGTAAACACTGGAAAGGAAAATCTTTCATCCTCTGGCGGCGGGGGAACATTTATGGTATTGAGTGGTAGTTTTGCTACGAGTAGTATACTAATTATTGCGGGTGGCGGCGGTGGTACAAACTCCGATACACCAACTCTATCATCAGGAAGTACGCACACATCAGGTAGTTCCGCCAGTACCGGTGGTGGAGCTGGCGGTATAAATGGAAATGGTGGAGCAGTACCGGCCGGTTCCGGGCTTGGTGCAGGAGGTGGATTTTTAACAAATGGCGCTGGGGCCACTCCTGGATTTGCATATGTTAATGGTTCATTTGGAGGCGCGATAAATGCTACATATTCTCCAAATGGTGGCGGGTTTGGCGGAGGTGGTTCGCCATCAAATGGTGCATTAGGTAGATGCTCCGGTGGCGGAGGGTTTTCTGGAGGTGGATCTACGGGTACAGGCAACGCAACACCCACGGCCGGATTTTGTGGTGGTGGTGGTGGTAGTTATATAAGCGCATCGGCTCTAAATGTTTCATCATCAAATGGAAGATATGATGGTTCTACTAGTTTTGGTGGAAATGTAATTGGTAACTTAAACTTATATAATAAAGGCACGGGTTCAATTACTATTACAAAATTATAACCATTCTATGTAATAATTTAGAAATAAAGATTTAATACGAATTATTTTATGTATTTAACAATTATCTATATGTTTTGAATTAAAAAAATATATTTATAATCAACTAAAAGACTTACAAATAATTAAATAAATAAAACATGGCAGAAAAAATTGTATCACCGGGTGTTTTTACAAAAGAAAATGACCTATCATTTTTAGCAACAGGTGTAGCTGGTATAGGTACGGCGTTTATTGGACCTTTCAAAGAAGGACCTTTAACCCCTACTATTGTTAATACTCAAAATGAATTTAGACAACTTTTTGGTGAAGTTGATACTACATATTATACACCAATTGCAGTTCAAGCATATCTTAAAGAAGCTGGAGCCGCAACAATTTGTAGAGTTGGTGGTATAGGAGGATATACTGAAATTAAACCAGCATTGCTAACTATATCAAGTGGAAGTAGTCTAACTGTTTCCGCATCTGTAGCAATTTTGTTCAATACAGATGCCGATACAACTTCGGCTTTTGAAAATGTAACAGGCTCTAACTCAAGTGGTAATTTAATTTTAAGCTCCTCACAGGCTATTTCAACTTTATCTGGCTCTTATACTGTATCATTAAATCCTACGAGTGCAGATAGAGTTGATAACATATTTGGAACAGATCCACGTGGACCTAAAGAAGCTTATGTTTATGGATTCTTTTCAACTAAAGCATCCGCATATTATTCAGCATCATCTACTGCATCACTTGTTAAATTGGAAAACCAGTTATTTACTTCTTCTTCTAAAGAGGCAATGACTCCATATATTAAATCGCAAGATATTTCCGGCCAGAGATACAATCTATTCCGTTTTGAAACAATCGGAGCAGGTACATACTCAAATAAAAAAATTAAAATAGGTATTACAAATATCAAACCAGCAGGATCTGTAGCAGGTAGCGATTATGGCACATTTACCGTAGTTGTTAGAGATTTTGCAGATACAAATAGAACTAAAACAGTATTAGAAACATATTCAAATGTAACACTTGACCCAACTTCTGTAAATTACATTTATAGAGTAATTGGTGATAGAAAAATAACCATAGATAGTACTGGTAAAATAACCGAAACAGGTGATTGGGTAAATCGTTCAAAATATGTTAGACTTGTAAATTCGGAAAGAGATTCTACAATATCCGAAGAGAACATTCCATATCAGGCTATTCCGTGTGGAGTTGCAGCATATAAAACAATACTATCAGGATCTAGTGCAACTACTGGAGCAATAAATCTAATACCGGCTATGACATTTATGACATCATCGGCAGATACATATGGTGGTATTGATTTAGAAAATAATTCAGATAATCTTATTTATTTGAAACCAATACCTCTAGGGGCCGGAACAGGATTAAATACGGTATATTCTTTAGATGGTACTGATAATTTGGATGTAACAAGTTCAACAGCATCTCAAGTTTCCAAAAGAAATTTCTTAATAGGATTCCAAGAGGGGTGGGATGGTACAAATCCAACCACACCTATAAATAAAGGTAGTGATATAACAAGCGCAAATGTGCAAGGATTTAATTGTTCAACACTTACAGCATCGGGATCTGTTGCATACTTACAACAAGTAGCAGCGCTTTCAAATGCAGAAGAATACGATATTCAAATGGTAGTTACTCCAGGTCTTAACTATAATAATCATATGAAATTGATGGATGAAGTTCTTGATATGGTAACAGATCGTGGGGATGCTTTCTATATTATGGAAGGAGCTGGCCGTGATGCAAGCACTACTGATATAAGAACAAAAGCTTCATTGATAGATTCTAGTTACGCAGCAATGTACTACCCTTGGGTTAAAACTGTAGATAAAAACACAAATCAATTAATAGATGTTCCACCATCCACACTTCTTCCGGCAGTTTACGCAGCTAATGATAGAGTATCAGCAGAATGGTTCGCACCAGCAGGTTTGAATCGTGGTGGATTGACTGGAGCAGTTGCTGTTTTGAACAAATTAACTCAATCCGATAGAGATAGTTTGTATGAAGATAAAGTAAATCCAATATGCCAGTTTCCTGGACAAGGTATTGTAGCATTTGGACAAAAAACTTTACAAGATAGACCATCTGCATTGGATAGAATTAATGTTCGTAGACTTTTATTAAAAGTTAGAAAATATATAGCATCTACTTCCAGATACTTGATATTTGAACAAAATACAGCAGATACTAGAAATCGTTTTTTGAATATGGCAAAACCTTATTTAGAAAATATACAAAAGAATCAGGGACTTTACGCTTTTCAGGTTATTATGGATGAAAGTAACAATACGCCGGATTCAATAGATAGAAACTTCCTTAATGGTTCTATTTATCTTCAACCAACTAAAACGGCTGAATTTATCCAAATTGACTTTAACATTTTACCAACTGGAGCAACTTTTGGTGGATAAAAAATTGAAGAGCAATATTTATATATAAAACAATTAAACATAAAATAAATGGCAGAAAAAATAGTATCACCGGGTGTTTTTACGAGAGAAAATGACCTATCATTTTTACAACAAGGTGTAACAAATATTGGAACGGCTTTCGTAGGTCCTTTCAAAGAAGGTCCGCTTGTACCAACAATAGTTAATAGTCAAACTGAATTTGAAACTCTATTTGGTAAAGTAGATAATACATATTATACTCCTATTGCGGTTCAATCATATTTGAAAGAAACGGCAACAGCAACAATTTGTAGAGTAGCTGGAGAAGATGGATATTCGGAAAGTAATCCTTATTTGATTACAATGACAAAATCCAATGTAACGGCATCTTTGGGTATATTATTTTCAACGGCCGATTCTACTTCTAATAGTTTAGGCGCTACGGCTACTACCAGTTCACATCAATATGGGGGTAGATTTTTTATAAGTAGTTCAGCTATAAGTGGTATATCATCATCACTAAACCCAGCTGATAAAAATGATATAGATGCAGTTTTTGGAACAAGTCCATATGGATCGAGTGGTGCATATACTTACGCATTTTTTGCAACTCAAGCTTCCAAAAGTATTGCAACAGGTACAGGATGGGATGTTATTGTTAATTCATTGGGTTCTCAAAATTTTGAGGTGGCTGCAAAAGAAGCACGTACACCATATATTCAATCGCAAACAATAGCTGGAGAAAAATATAATCTATTCCGTTTTGAAACAATCGGAGCAGGCGCAGCCACTAACACAAAAGTAAAAGTTGCTATAACAAATGTAAAAGCAGCCGAAGAAAATAGTGGTACTGATTATGGTACATTTACTGTAGTGATTCGTGCATTTGATGATACTAATAGAAGAAAAGTAGTATTAGAAACATATTCAAATGTAACACTTGACCCAACTTCTGTAAATTACATTTATAGAGTAATTGGTGATCGTTATCTTTCGGTAGATTCAACTGGTAAAGTAACTGAACAGGGTGACTGGGTAGTTAAATCAAAATATATAAGATTGGTTGCATGGCAAAGAGATTCATCAATTAAATCCGAAAAAATACCTGCAAAAGCACTTCCATTTGGACACGCTCCATATAAATTAATTGTAACTGATACTTTAGGAACTAATGGTATCGTTATGTTAGGAATACCAGCTGTAACATATGTATCGGCATCAGCTGACGTATATGGTGGTATTGATTTGGATGGTAATTATGATAATACACTATATATGAAGCCAATACCGGTGGGAGCAACTACGGGTTCAAATACAACATTATCTCTTGAAACCTTTGGTATTAGTTCAACATCTACAGATACAGCTGTTGTGGCCCAAAGAAATTTTGTTGTAGCATTTCAAGAGGGTTGGGATGGATTAAGACCTACGACTCCAATTCTAAAAGGAAAAGATATAGTAAATAGTAATGTTCAGGGATTTGATTGTACCAATTCAACTAAATTTGGATATAGAGCATATAAAAAGCAAATAGGGGCACTTTCAAATGCAGATGAATATGATATTAAAATGGTAGTTACACCTGGACTTGATTACACAAACCATACTAAACTTATGGATGAAGTAATTGATATGGTTACCGCTAGAGGAGATGCTTTCTATGTTTTAGAGGGTGTTGGATATTCTGGAACAATAAATGAAGTTAAAGGAAAGGCCGCATTAATTAACTCAAACTACGCAGGTATGTATTATCCTTGGGTTAAGACGGTTGATATTAATACAAATAAATTGATAGCAATTCCACCATCCACATTAATACCAGCAATGTACGCAGCTAATGATACGGTATCGGCCGAATGGTTCGCACCAGCAGGTTTGAATCGTGGTGGACTTACAAGCGCAGTAGCTGTTTTGCAAAAACTTACTCAAACGGACAGAGATAACTTATACGAAGGTAAAGTAAATCCAATAGTTCAATTTGCCGGACAAGGTATTGTAGCATTTGG